TTCAAGCGTTAACGAGTCGATAAGTCCGTCAACAAAGTTAAAGTATGTAGTTTCGCCAGCAGCAGATTTGTCTAACTGTCTGCGCTGGCCTAAGAAGTAAGTCGGACTCAAGCCGTTTGCGTATTTTCTACTTGCAACTGTAATGCTTGCACCAACTGCTTCGGTTGTTGGTGGAGCTGGGCTTAATGTAACAACGTCACCGACAACATTAGAAACATGGTAAGTAATATTGTTTTCATCATCAGTTGCACCACTGATAAATACAAAATCACCGATTGAAAGCAATGAGCCTGCGCCTGGATATGTCACACCCGTAGCAGTGATTTCAACATCAGTGCCAGTGTAAGAGTTATCATCAAGCTCAGAATGAATCGCAGCAACAAGTAGATCTTTTGTTTGCTGAAATACCTCAGTCGATAACTCTGCCGCTTGCTCGGAGTTGGTTTGAATGTTTTGCTTGCCATTCTGTGAATTACTTAGAGTATTTGATGTGGTCGAGCTAATCGTTTGCTTTGGTGCTCCGCCAACTCGTTTAACTTTAAAAAACTCAGGAGTGGCATCAACTGTGCCTTTTGTTGTTTGAGCTGATAAGTAGACGCTAATATCTTCGCCGACCAACTCTCTATCTGTTACTGTAGTAGCCATTTATAGAATTTCCTCGTAGTAGCCGTTGACATTAACGTCAACTCTGTAAAATTTTGAATCTGTTAGTTTACCAACAACGTCAATAGCCGCTGTCTGTGTTTTGTATTCGTCAAACTCAAGCTTTTCAAAAAGCGTTTGAATTTCTGATACAGTTGTCATTATATCAGCTCTTTGCGCTCTATTTGAATTTGGTACGTTAACCGATATTGTATGGATAAAGTATTGCCTAATGCACCGTTTAACGTCTGTCGCTGTTTGCTGCCTTAAACCTAACAAAGTCGATTGCACTAAATGTCTTTCGGTCTTTGTTGCTTCTGGCCCTCTGTCTAGATTTACAATATCAGAAGCAGTGTAACCAGTTGGTAAATTCTGCACTAGCCTAAGCTGAAAAGCCCCTGTTAGATTGTTTAAATAACTCATTTATTAACCGCCGCTTGTATTGTTAAGCTTAGCGCCTTTGGTGGCGTTTGCTTAGAGTAACCTGTTTCCATGATTCTATAAGCATAAGGCAAATTATTTTGCACATAGATAGTTGGGTACTTAATAGGCTTTGCTGTTGCTATAACACTGAATGCAGCGTTTATTGTCGAGTTGCCTGTTAAGTCCTCACTATCTACTTCCGAACTGTCAGGAGCGCCAACGCTTGCAATAAAATTGGCCCTCAACATGCCTTTATCAACTGCCGCTTTTCTAACTAGCTCCTGCTCAATATATAAAGCAGTTTCACGAGTCTCTTTGTTAACTGCATCAGCTAAAAAGTCCGATACGTCAGCGTTAGACTCATTGCGCCCTGCCATTAGATAACCACCCGAACAAAATAAGCAGCGTCAGCCGCATCGCTCATTACTTGCACTATTTCACGGTCTGCACCGTCATAGTTGCAATAATAACTTACGTCAAAGTCATCAGGCACAGGTGAAGCATCAAGGATAACCAAATAGATATCGCTCGCTGTAACTTCACCGAAAATGTTTTCAGCGGTTTTAATGTCAATCGGTATAGCGCCAACAGTTTCGCTGAATTTCGTTTCTGTGTCAGCAATTGGATCATAACCAAGATCTTTTTTAATCGTGAAGTCCACTTGAAAGTCAGCGAACTCATTAAAAAGCTCAACAGCTAAAGATTGAAATTCACTTTTAAACGTAGCCATTAACTATAACCTTTAGCGACCATAAGCGCGCCTGATTGATTTACTAAGTACGGTCTCAATAAAGCTGTGATTCTGCTTGTGTCATAAGTAACTGTAGGAATTGAACCATCTTTGTATTCGGTTTCCTTTTCTAGCGTTGCTAGCTTTTTACGCTCTTTTATTACTTTACCGTTAGCGTTTACTGCTTGATCAACAAATAAATAACCAGTTAAAGCTTGCCATGCAGCTTGGAACGCACCTTTTGAAATATCAGCAATAGATACTGACGTGGTCGGTAAGTCCATTGCTTGAGACTCATCAACCTTGCTACCTCTAAATGTGTAAGTTGGGTCAATGTAGAAAAGTGAACTCTCAATCAATGCCGCTTCAATCTGTGCATCTGTATAACTTGTGTAATCACGCGCTAACGCATCAGCTTGCGCCTTAAACTCTGCTAGTGTTAAGTAAGAATCTGTACCAACTGTGACAGCCATTAAAAACTCCAATCTTCTTCAATTATCGGCCAATCTTCTTCGTTAAATTCAATCATGTTAAGAGCCTATAATGTTTTTATTGCTTTTGATTATAGCTTATAGCTAAAGGTTATTAAACATTCAAATGATTATGGGCTATATTCGAGATAGTCAAACAAATGGAGATAGTTATGAAAATCAAAATACTTTTACAGTCTTTAGTGTTAACTGCTTTTTGCCTTTGGATGATTAGTAAGGCTTTTGAGCTTTTAGAATTTCACGGAATGTTTCCGCTGTTAACTGCATTGATGGCTATTGCGGTAGTGTTTCTCTGTGGCGTTGCAGTTATTGACAGTCAA